GTCGGCAATTGCAGTAATGCAATCGCGCGGCGGCTGGATACCTGGGGCTCAGAGAGCCTTGCGAACCAGTACGGAGGCTCCTTTTCAAGGAGTCTTTACACTGTTAGCTAAACGTTGTTGTCGAGCTACCAATGCCCATTGAGTGGCCGGATCGTCTTTTGGACGATTACCCGGACGCACGGGAATGGGAGTGGAGAAATCAGGCGGTTTAACAGCCGTTGTTTCTCTCCGTTTCCGAGTTTTATTTTAGTATAGAACTTGGAAATATACGATAACTATGCTACATGCCTAGCTGAGGTACTCCTATATGGAAACCCTAACCCGTATTACGGTGTCGGGAGCATATATGAGCCTCAAGGCATGGACTATAAGGTGGTCTCTGATCTGGTCCCTCTTTCGAGGACACGCCAGTTGAGACGCCTCTATAGTAACCGAGCATTGATAGGATTGGTAAAAACCGTTCCCTAACCGTTTTGGCTGCGGGTATACCCTATTTTTGGAAATTATTTATCTTCACCTTAAGAAAGTGCTGGTCCCTTGGGACCTGGGTTACACAAATAACCGAGATAAGTAATCCGCCAAGAATAGAAGGACACCTCCAGCCACTATCGTTGATGGAATGGACTAACTTTCCATATTAATGTAATATGGTCCTTAAGGACAGTCTAATAATCTGTGAAGATTAAGTAGAGAGCGTTAAGCATCTAGGATGACTAGTACAATGGCCCTTAACAGGGACATGAAGGTGGAACCTTCAATGCACGTAGTGACGAAAGTCGCCTTTCGAAAGTTCTGAGTCTTGTGGACCCAACTTTAATTACTCCCAGTACGATGGTTCGTACCATCTGATCGAAAGATTATTACATCTCACACCAGAGGAACACTTCCTCTACCCTACCCCGAAAGGGCGGGTGGACGGGAAAGTATATTGGGTTCGACGAATATTTATTATGAATTATGAAAACACAAAACACACTAAATACTCGAAGAATTAAAGGATTATTCGCATCTATTATAGAGGTTGGATCAATGATTAGCCTTGCTGGTGCTTGGAAATTATGGAAGAAGGACTGTTCGCCCCCCGCCGATTTTGAAACAAAAATTGTTGCAAATTCGCTGGGTATCGAACGTGTCCTATTCCGTCTTCCCGGACTAGCAGACTTGGTTCGGGGGTTCGGTTGGAGAGTTGTCTCCTTCGTATTCCCCAATCGAGTAAGATTTACCCGAAGGTTATTACAGTTAGTACGATTCAGTAACTATTGTTACAGAATGTACAAAGTGCATGGACCTACGCAAGTCGTTAAGTACCTTAAGGCGTCGCAGTTAGCACTGCAGAAAGCTATAGGTAAGGATGAAATTGAGTCACTACGGGGTCTTGACGACTCCGTATTGAAGTCTCGAATTACTAGGTCTGGTTTACCGGTTTATATCCCTTCACGGGATAGAAAACTGATAATGGCCGGAGCTACATCGATTATTCGATGGTGGTTAACACTTTACAGTGTTTACCGTGTAATTGAGATCCCTGGTGTGTTAAAACTATACACCATTGCTCAACCCTCTACGGTAGCAAAGGAAACTTTTGATAAACTAGTTTCACAGTTCCAAGAGTTATTAACTCAAGGCTCTATGTCTTCTATGTTTGATCTCAGTCTCCTGTACCGTGAGGCAAGAATTCTTTGGCTGGAAACAGCCTCTCCTTCTCACAAAGTGAGTTGGCGTGGAATTCCTGATGATCCTCGTCTACTAGCCGAGCTGGGGTTATCACCCTATATTTTAGGTATATTAAAATTACTGCGTCAAGATAAGCTTGCAAATCTGTTCGAAGTTCTCATAGAGTTAAATCTATCTGAACCTAGATCGAGAACGCCCACTGATGGGGTTGATCGATTTAGTGGATCTTCCGTAATAAACCCGAAAGGGCTTTATGC